ATCATGTCCGCTCCCTGTCCGGCAACGCCTTGCGCCCGCAGCGAGGCTGCCCCTTGCTCGGCCCAACGGCGTCGTCGTGGTAGGGCAGCTCCGTCGGGTCGACCTCCGGCAGGCCGTCCGCCGTCGCGCACACGCAGAGGCCGGTGTCTTTCTCGGGCTCACACATCGTCAGCACCGCACGGCACGAGGTCGTAGAGGTTCGCGTCCAACGCGTCGGCCAGGTCGAGCAGCAGCGGAACGGTCAGCGTGAAGCCGTCGGCCACCTTGTCGATCATGTGCTTGGACCGACCGACTCGGCGAGCCAGCTCCGGCCTGGACACGCCGCGCTCTGCCATGAGGCGCTGGAGGTTGCGGCCGACTTGCTCGTAGACGATGTGGTCCCGTCGCTGGCGATCGGTCGTCATGTTGCCCTGGTGCCCGGCGATGCTCATCCGAAATACCCCGCTTGTTCGAGTTCGCGCTCGCCATCCTCGGCGCGCGAGGCGCCGTAGGCCTTGCATCCCGGCTTCGCCTCGCAGAAGTGGCAATGGTCGCCCGGGTTCGGCTCGGCCATCGGCAGCTTGCGGAGCAGCCGCGCGATCCGTCCCGCCTCATGGTCCAGGCGGTCCGCGTCCAGCGTCTCCAGCTCCGGAGGGTCACACTTCGTCTTGCGGCCGTAGAGGTAGCCCACGCGCACCGTGTCGACCTTGAACGCGCGCGACACGGCCACGGCCTGGGCGTAAAGCTGCTCGCGGTCCTTGACGAGCTTGCCTGACTTCGCGTCGATGACGAGCGCGGCGTCGGGCTCGATGACCACCAGGTCCAGCGTCCCGGCGATGGCGCCATCCTCGTGCTGGCCGTAACCTGGCGTTCCGCGTCCCCCGCGCGTGTACGCCTCGTCATGGCGTGAGTCGTAGACGATGCCAATCTCGGCATGCGCCCACGGGATCGAGTCGAGGTAGGTGATAAGCGGCGCGCTGAACCGCGAGCGCGCCTCCTCCGCCTCCTCAGACTCGCCGATGCCGAACTGGGCGCCCTTGACGTGGCCCTCCACCAGCTTGTGAAAAAACGTGCCGATGCGAGCCTCCTTTCCTGGGGGGCGCGGAAAGGTCTCCACGTCGGCACGAAACCCGTAGGCGCACTTGTGAGCCAGCGCCATCTTGCTCATCGTCAGCCGATGCGCGCTCACTTCGACCCCCGCAGCGCAGCCTTGCGCTCATCCTTCGCCAGTCGCAGCGCCTCGATGTACTCGGCCGGCGGCTGGAGGCGCTTTACGTCGTCATTCGCGTCCGCCCATGCCGCCGTAAGGCTCCCCATGTCCGGGGCGCCCTGGATGGCAGCCAGATGCTCTGCGGCCCACTTGCCCCAGTCGACGCTCGCCGCGAGCTGCTTCGTCAGGTCCGGCTGCGAGGGCGGCTCCACGATCTCCCCGTCGGCCGTCACCGTCACCGGCTTCGCCGCGCGGACGTCGGCAACCTCGGTCTCGTCGAGCCAGCCGAGGCCGCAAATGGAGAGCGTCACCCGGCGCTTGGCCTTCGTCTCGGCCTTCATCAGGGCATTGGAGAGAGCCTCGCCCTTCAGGCCAGCGATGCTGACCGCGCCGATGCTCTCGTCGGTGCGCCCGTTCGGCATCGTGGCCCGAGCCGTCACGATGTAGAGGTCGTCGGTCCGCTCGCGCTTCGCAACGATGACCGAGACCTCGTAGAGCTTCCGGAGCTGGTCCGCAGCGTCGCGCTTCGCGTAGAGCGTCAGCTTGCCGTTCAGCCTCACATACATGAAGGGCTGCGTCAGGGGGTTTAACCCCATGCTTTCGCATACTTTCGTGTAGTACCGCGCGCGCTCGCCCGGCTGCATGCTCTCGAGGTCGCCCATCGCGATGACCCGTTCCGCGATCTGCCCGTCCACCCTGGCCATGCCGTTGTTCATTGCTCCGCCCTCCGTTGCCAAACGCCCAGCCAGTACTGCAGCCGCCCGATCTCCTCGTTCGCCGCCGACAGCCGCTCCTGCAGCTCAGCGATGCGCCTTTCGTGCTCGGCTCGCTCCTCGTCGCGGCACCGACGGATCCACTCAGCGGCCGACACGCCTGTTGCCACCTCGAGGATCACGCGGCCCCCTTGCGCCCGTTGCGGCGTCGCGCGTCCTGGATCCGCGCCAGCGCGAACAGCGGCGCCATCGACAGCGCCTGCTGCGCGCGGCCGGCCATCTCCTCGATCTCCGCGTCAAGCTCGCGCTCAGCCTTGAGCCAGCGGTCCGCGTGGCTCTCGCAGAGCAGGAGCTTCCGCGGGCCATAGCGCTGGTCCACCTCGAGCGCGATCGGCTCGGAGCACATGTCGCACGCGTCAGTCTCGGCGTCCGGGTAGACCTCGTGCTCGAGCGGGTTGCGCGCGATCATCGCCATCCCTCCGCGCGCCGTTCGTCGCGCTCCTCGCGGTCACACTCGTCGCTGTCGTCCTCGAGCGCCTCGTCGGCGAGCGCCTGCTCGACGCGGTCGCGATCCGCCTTGGACAGCCCCAGGTCGCCCATGCTCTGCCACTCGCCGAACGCGAAGACCTCCACGCCGCCGTCGAAGAACGCCTGCCAGCCGCGGCCGGTCATTTCCAGCGAAACGTCGGCGCGGACCTGGAACTCGTCGCCATCGTGATGCGGCAGCTCCAGCGAAACTGTCGCCTCGTATCGGCTCATCGCCCACCACGCGCGCGGTAGGAGCCGAGGATCCGCGTCAGCTCGCGCTCAGCGTCGAGCAGCGTCGCCCAGGCGGCAGCGACGTCGACCAGCGGCTCGGCCGGCAGGAAGAGCGTGGGGCGCGGCGGGAGGATGGTTCGGGGCGGTCGCGTCGAGTCTGTATCGGCGTCGTTCATCGTGCTGGGACTATGCTGTCATTCGCCAGCGCTGTCAAGTGACAGCATCGTCGACGCAAAAGAAAGCCGAAAGCCCAAGGGGCTGCGGCCACTTACCGCGCTACTTCTGGGCGGCGTTGCAGGCCGCTAGGTCGGCGCAGGCCTGCGCGAGGTCTGGGATGTTTCGCTCGCAGGCGCCTTGGGCCGGGATATTTCGTTGCACGGCAGCATTCCGGATCTCGGTCGCGAGCTTGTCGCAGTCCGCCTGCGTCTGCCCCGAGCCGCCGGAGCAGCTACTTGTCGCCAATGGCACGCAGATCGCGATCACTCTCCGGAACATCGACACTGGGCCCCCTCTTCCTCGCGCGGTCCAAGCGGCCTTTCTGCCGCCTCACCTTCCCCTGCGCTTCGATCGCAGCGACCGTCTTCTCCGGCCGCGGCACGCCAGCGCGCTCAAGTCGCTCGGCCTCCATTCGGATGGCCTCGAACCACTCCTCCTGCGTCATCCCATTCTCGCGGTCCTTGTTGCGGTCCCACGCGATATCACATGCATCACCGCGAATCCCCCAGTCTCGCGCCGTGAACATTGCCTCCTCCGCAGGCGTCTCGCCGCGACCACCTCGCCGCATCGAGCCCGAGCCGATGAGCAACCACTCGAAGGAGACGTGCAGGAACTCAGCGATGAGCTTGATCGCCTTCGGATCCGGTCGAGCTGTCCCGCGTCGGCCGTTGACATAGCTGCTGACGAACCCGCGCGTCTTCCACACGTCTGGATGCTTGAGCCTGAGGGCGTTCTCCACCGCCGTCGTGCCACGGTGGCGCTCCTTGTGAATCGCGAAAAGCATTCTTTCCCCCAAAGTCGACTCTTCTCCAGGGGTTGACGCACTCATACTGACAGACGGTAGCGGACTGCTGCCGTTCGACAAGACGTGTCGCTTGACAGCGCTGTCGTTCGACAGCAAGCTGTCGCCCATGGGTGAATTTTCTCGACGGCGCACCGCGCTGGGGACGCAGCGATCTGCGGCGGTTCCGCTCATTTGGGCCGCACTCGCCGAGCGCGGCTGGAGCGACGCGAGGTTGGGCGCCGAAATGCGCGAGGACAGCGCGGCGGTCTCCAGGCTGCTCTACGGCGACCGCAAGGCCAACCGCCAACAGGCAACCAAGCTGCTGGACATCCTTGGTATCCCACTCGCGTCCTGGGACGCGTCGTGTCCGGTGAAGCGGCGCAAGCATGAACCGCGTCCGCCGGCATCGACGACAAAATTAGCGATCGAGGACACGTCGCTGCACGCACGAGAGGCATCGTGATGTGGCTCAACGTGAATGCTCGAGCTAACGCTGTCGAGACTGTACGGCCGCGAATTTGCGCGTGTTCAGCGTGGCACAGATCGCTGAGCGCCCGTGCCGTGGTCTGTGCCATCGGGGCCGTTCAGTGAAGCCCTGGGAAGAGAGCTGGGGCTACGCCACGCACACGCAAACCGGCAATTGCGCTGAGCTGCACCTCGGCGACGGCCAGCAGATCTGCGTGCAAATCGGCATCGACGACGAAGCCGACGCGTACGCCCAGCTCGCCGCTTGCGCCCCCGAGATGGCGCGGCTGCTGCTGGACCTGGACGACTCGGACATGTTCCCCGACGTCCGGCGCCAGATCGTCGCCGTCCTCCGCAAGGCCGGGGTGAGGCCGTGACCATTCTCGCCGCATGCGCGGGTACCTTCGCGATCGGCTGGGTCGTCGGCCGACTCCTTCGCCCGTGGATCGGGGTGGATCGGTGACCACGCCCCGCTACCTGACCGTCAAGGACGTCATGGCGATCCTCCAGTGCGGTCTGACGAAGGCCTACCAGACGATCGACCTCATCGGCCGCGCGAACGTCCCCGGGATGGCGCGCGTGCTCGAGAGCAAATTCTACGAGTACCTGGAAGGGCGGAATCTGCCATGCGGCTCTACGCGCGAACGAAGCGAAACGGCAGTCGTGTCTGGTGGGCGTCCTGGACCGAGGGCAAGCGGACGATCCGGCGATCGACCGGGTGTAGCTCCAAGTCCGCCGCGGAGATCGTCGTCGCGCGATGGGAGCGCGAGCGCGCCGACCCCGTTTACGCCGCGGCGCAAAGTGCGACCTTCGGCGCAGAAGCCAACCGGTTCCTGACGGGCTGCGAGGGCGCTGTCGCTCGCGGCAAGATGGCCGCTGGGACGCTCAGCATGTACCGGCAGAAGGCTGGCACGCTCTGCCGCGTGCTCGAGGAGCACGGGCCGCTGCGACTGGCCGACATCGGCCCCGGGACGTTCCAGGGGTTCCTCGACACGCGCCGCGCGGAGTTCCTCGAAGACCGGGGCAAGTCCATCAGCGAGTCGGAGCTCTACAAGATGTGGGTCACCTTCCGGCAGATCCTGAAGGGCGCGTGGCGCGCGCAGCGCTTCGGTCGCGACCCCTCGAGCCTCAAGCCGGACCACTTCGGCCCAGAGTACGAGCCGCGCAAGACCATCCTGACCAAGGAGCAGATCGCCGAGCTCCTCGGCGAGCTCGGGACGCACCGCGGCCAGCCCGTCGCCTTCGCGCTCATGACCGGCGCCCGCCGAGCCGAGGTCTTCGCCGCCGAGGCCGGTGATGTGGACATCGAGCGCTGGCGCGTCCGCATCCGGGGGACCAAGACCGAGGCATCGGCCCGGACCATCCCGATCCCGATGCCCATGACGACCCTCTGGATGTGGGTCCCACCGGGGCCGCCGTTCGCCAAGTGGCCGAACGCGCGCCGCGACATCATCGCCGCCTGCAAGAGAGCAGGTGTTCCTGAGGTCACCTGGAACGATCTGCGCCGGACGTTCGCCAGCCTGCTCGTCCAGGCCGGCGTCCCGCCGCACATCGTCGCCAAGCTTCTAGGCCACAAGACCACCGCGATGGTCGACAAGGTCTATGGGCGGCAGACGGTCGAGTCTCTGGAGACCCTTCTCGAGGCGTCCCTCCGTGAACCATCCGTGAACCAACGACCCCTGAAAAAGACGGTACGCCGCAAGGCTAAGCGAAAGACGAAACGAGGCAAAACATGATGTTTCCTTGTGGGCCGAGCGGGGCACGATCCCGCGACCTACGGATTAAAAGGCCGGACGGTCAAAGTGCACTTCGAGCCTGTTTTTACGGGCTGACGTCGTGGGTCAAAAAGGCCCGTGAACCACGGGTGAACCACGAGGCCCTTTTGCGGCCTTTTTGGGGTGAGGCGAAAAGCTCCCCCCGGTTTTCGCCTCCGTCGTCCGCTCCCGACTCCGACGACGACGTCATGGCCCGGCTTGGCGGCGTCAGATCCGGGAGGGCGCCGTGAAGCGGCGACAGGTCGACCCGAAGGCGTGGACCTGCGACGACTTGCTGGACTGTTGGGAGACGGTGGACGCCTCGTACCGGCCCGACGGGACGGCGCGGGAGTCGCTGCCGTGATCGGCCGCCCTGCTGGCATGGAAGACTGGGCCTGGGCGGCGATCCGCAAGCTGCGGGCCGACGTGCGAGACCGCGTGCTCGAGCGCAGCGCGATCGTGTGGTTCGGAGGCGGAGTCGCGAAGACGCCTGCCGAGGCGGACGCAATCGCGCTGGCGCAGGAAGCGGGCATTCACCCCGAACTGCCGGGGGTCGCCGATGGCTGACTACGTCAAGAAGCGCACGCACATCATCACGCACGAGAAATTCCTCGCTGCGGGGGCGCTCGGTCGCGACCTCTACGACTGGGGCATGCTCTGGTCCGGGCACCATGAGAAGGATGGGGAGATCCCCATGGTCGCCGTCCTATCGACGCCGTGGGGTGCCGGGGGCAAGCGCAACGTCGTCGTCGCCCAGAAGCTTGTCGATGTCGGGCTCTGGGAGCGAACCAACGCCGGCTACCGCGTCCTGAAGTGGACCGAGCAGGGCAACGTCACCAAGGCTCAGCTCGAGGAGCGGCGCAGGGCGGAGCGAGAGAAGAAGTCTCGGCAGCGGCGCGAGTCGGGGCCCCCCGCTCCTCCGCTCGTCCCCCCGCCCCCGGCTGCTATTCCCCCCGATCCTTCCGAGGTTCCCGTGGGGTGTCCCGGCGGGACTCCCGCGGGAGTCCTTAACTCTACCTCTCTCTCTGGGGAAGCAGGAGATCAGTTAACAGGATCGGAAAGACCCGCGTCGGTGCCCCTGGCCCCCACGCCGCCCCCCGGAACCACGCCCTCCTGGTGGCCCGACGCGGTCGCGACGGCGAGCATGGAGGTCGGCCCCGTCGCCGAGACCGGCGCACGCTGGCTCGAGTATGACGCATCGCGAGACCGGAAGGGTTGGGCGCGCAACCAGCGAGATGCGGTTGGTTGGTTGATCGCATGCGTCCGGCGCGAGCAGCGCGAGGCCAAGACCGGGGTGCGCCCCCGCAACGCCTCGGAGATCACCAAGCAGCCCACGGACCCCACGGCCCCGTGGCTCCAGGACGACTACGTCGGAAAGAAAACCGGGACATGATCATCAAGCTGGAAGATTTGGCGCCCGAGGTGGCGAAGCGCGTAGTGGTCGACGCAGAACGGATCGCGGCGGAAGACGAAGCCAGGCAGGCCGAGGCGGATCGCCGGGACGCCGCCGCGCTTCGGACGGCCATCGAGCATACCCTCGCCAGGGTGCCCCCCGCGTATGCGGGCGCCGAGCTCGACGCCCGATGGCTTCGGGAGCTGGTCGGCGAGGATGCGATCGCCAAGGCGCGGGATTCGCTCGGCGAGGCTCGGGTTACCTGCCTCGGCGTGCCGGGCGCCGGCAAGACGTCGATGCTGGCCGCCATGTTCCGCATGAAGGCTCGGGGCTTCACGTCAACGCGTGCCCTCCGCGGCTTCCGGTGGACGTCGTCGCACAAGCTGGCCAAGGCGCGGGCGGGGCAGCCGCTCGGCGAGGGCGAGGCGCCGCTGGTCGAGTCGTGCCTGGAGGCGTCGCTGCTCGTGCTCGATGAGCTGGGTGCCGAGGACCCGCGGTATGCCTCGGCGGTCGGCGAGGTGCTCTACGAGCGCCACGAGCAGGCGCTACCGACCTGGGTGACCACGGGCGTAGGGCCGAAGGAGATCTCCGCCCGCTACGGCGGCGGCATCTCGCGGCGCGTGTTCGAAAACGCCGCGGTGTTCCGGCTCGCGGGGCGCCGATGATCCGCGTCACGATCCCCATCCGAACCGTCTCCGAGTCGAACCAGCGCGACCGAGCATCAAGATCCCCGAGGGCTACCGCCTGGAGCGGCAGCCCACCTGTCAGCCCCAGGCTGAGACCCCGACCGCGGTCCGCGACCGAGATGGCCGCGTGCTCGCGCAGATTGACGTCTGGAGGGCCTCCGAGCTGCCGAACTGACCCGAGGGGGCCCGCTAAGCGAAACGCGGTCCTGGGGGCTGCTACGTGGCAGCAATCGGGCAATTCGTAGATCTGCCTAATTTCCGGACTTTACGGACATCCTGGGATCTGCCAACTTGGTTGGCGTGGGAGCGGGCCGACCCTGTCTGCTGGATGATCTGATGGCCCATCGGATCGTCGATGAGATCAAGAAGGGCGCCACCCGAGTTGGCGCGGCCAAGTCGGCCGGCATCGGGCGCTCCACGCTGTACGAGTGGCTGGAGCTTGGCCGGGCCGGCGAAGAGCCGTTCGCTGACTTCACCCGTCGCGTCCGCGAGGCAGACGGCAAGGCGCAGACGGCCGTAGAGGCCGCGCTGTACAAGTCCGCGACCGAGGGCAGCGTTCCGGCGCAGAGCTTCTGGCTCAAGGCGCGGGCCCCGCGCGAGTGGGCGGGAGACGGATCGACAGCGCCCACGCTGGCCGAGGCTGACGTGATCGCGGCGAACGATGAGGCGACGCTGGAGGCTGCGCTCAGCGCAGCGAGGAGCCGTGCATCATGAGGACACCTGGCAGCTACCTCGCGCGCATGGCCACGGCGCGGATGGTCTATGCGGCGCAGCCGAAGCGCCAGCGCTGGGAGAACGACCTCGCGGCCGAGCGCTTCGTCGAGTGCGATGCGACGTGGACCGGCATCCGCGAGCGCTGGGAGGCAGCGACGGCGAACCACGAGCGCGATGACAAGGTGTGGGACGCCATCGAGGCGGCAGCGTGAGGCCGCTCGTCTGCCTCACGATGATCGTGAAAAACGAGGCGCACATCCTCGCGCGCTGCCTCGCGAAGATCCGGCCGCACATCGACTTCTGGATCATCGTCGACACCGGCAGCACCGACGACACGAAGCGCGTGGCCGCCGAGGCGCTGCGCGGCATCCCGGGAGAGATCCACGACCACGAGTGGCGCGGCTTCGGCGACGCGCGGACGCGCGCGCTCGAACTGGCCGAGCAGATCACCGTTGGCCGCCCGGCCTACGCCTGGGTGGTCGACGCGGATGACGTGTGGGACGGCGAGCTGGACCGCTCGCAGCTCACCTCGGCCGCGCACTCGGTGTGGTTCCACGGCACAGGCGATCGCGTGAAGTGGGCCACGAACCGCTTCTTCCAGCTCGGCAAGGGCTGGCGCTACGTCGGCCCGGTGCATGAAGAGCCAGTCGCGAACGAGCCGCACGATCGCCCGCTCATCGAGTGCATGACCGTCTCGTCGCCGAACGACGGCGGGAGTTGGAGAGATCCCGACAAGCACCTGAAGCATGTCGCGGCGTTGCGCGAGGCGCTGGACAAGGAGCCGCTGAACACTCGCTACCAGTTCTACCTGGCGCAGAGCTACCGGGACCACGGAGACGACGCCACGGCGGCGGTGATGTACCTGCAGCGCGCGGCGATGGGCCCAGGCTCCTTCCCGGAGGAGATCTACGTGTCATTCCTGGAGGCCGGCCGCGCTCTGATGCGGCTCGGCCGCATCGACGACGCCAAGCGCGCCCTGCTGAACGCACACCAGAGCTACAAAGAGCGCCGCGAGGCGATGGCCGAGCTGGGCCGGCTCTTCCTGATCAAGGCCGCGACGTCGCCCACGGTGGGGACACTCAACGTCGAGGCCGCGCCGACGCTCAGCGAGGAGGCGGAAGCGTGATTCCAATCCGCGACATGACCGCGCGCGACCGGCGCTTCGTCGTGCCGACGTGGGCGCGGTGCTCGCGGTACGAGGGCACGTCGAAGAAGCGCCGCTACGAGCTCGTGGATCGCATCATCGACAACGGCGCCGTCGTGAAGGTCCTGGCCACGGACGATCTCACGGTCCATGGCTGGGCAGCCGCGCACGGCGAGCTGCTCCACTTCGTCTACATCGCCGCTCCTCTGCGCAGGCAGGGGCTCGGGCGGCGCATCATCTCCGCGGTGCTCGGCGGGATCTACCCGGAGCACATCGAAGTGACGCACGCATGGCCCTCTGCCTCCGGCCGGTTCGTCTTCCGACCTCTGCGTGAGGCGGCATGAGGGGCCACATCATCGAGCCGAAGATCGCGAAGGCTCTGCGGCTCCACGCAGAACTGGCCGGCGCGTTTCACGACATCGGCCGCCTGACGCACGCCAGGCGCGAGCGGATCCTGAAGACCTCCTACGACACCCTTGCCCTGCTCGAGGGGAAGAAAGCCGCATGAACCAGCCGAGCATCCAGACGCACATCCCGATGATCGCTTCGACGCTGCCGGAGGAGCCGAAGGAGCTCGCCGAGGGGCGCCCGGACTTCCCGACGCCGAGCCTGTGGCAGGAGCGCGTGCAGGTCGTCCACAAGCGCACCAACCGGCGCGCGGTGGTCGTCCGGATCGACCGCGGCACGAACCAGTTCCGCGCGTTCTACCCGGACGAGGGCGAAGTGGGCGCGGACGGCAAGCCGGTGGGCGTCTACTCGACGCGCACGGACTGGCAGAACTTCGCCGATTGGGACGTGCAGGTCACGTTCTCGCCGAAGGAGCTGGAGCGCCAGGCCGCGCTCGCGAAGCTCGAGAACGAGCTGGACGCGATCAACAAAGTCGACCCCGAGGCGTTCGCCTGGATCCAGGTGCTCATCGACGACGGCGATCCGAAGAAGGCGCTCGCGAAGCTCGAAGCAATGCGGCGGGGCGGGTTCATCAAGGAGGCCGCCCACGCGGCCCTGTCCGAGACGAAGAAGGGCGGCAAGTGACGACCATCGAGGCGCTGCCTGGCTACTGGGTCGCCGATCGCGACGAGAAGCTAGCGAAGTTCTATGCCGACGAGGTGCGTGCCAACCGGCCATTCCTCGGCGCAACCGTCAAGCATGGCGGCGAGACGTTTTGCATCGTCAGCATCGACCGCAGCGGCGTCGTGGGAAAGCCGAACCTCTGGCGGATTGGCCTGGGTCTCACTGAGCCAGAGATCAGAACGGTGAACACCGTGCGCTGGAAGGATTGCTCCTGGACATGACGCTGCTCAAGTCCCGCGCCGACCTCCGCGTGCTCTTCGCGCCCGACGCGCAGGAGCGCCAGCGCATCCCGATCTGCCTGACGTGCGGGCGGTACGTGGACTTCAACGGCGTCGTCGAGGGCTACCCCGGAGAGACCACCTACGCGGTCTACCTCGTGAAGCACCACGGCGCGGAGCAGAAGCACACGCAGGACATGGGCTCGACGAACTGGGACTACGACGACGTGGAGCAGGCCGTGAAGCACATGGCGTGGTTCGATCCGATGGCCGTGGACGGCATCGGCCTCGGCAAGCGCATCGAGAACCCCGGCGACCACGACGGAGGTGGGTGACCGCGAGGGTCAACCCTGCGCTGGTCGCGCGCGTCGTCGCGCAAAGCTCCCTGGAGTGGAAGCTCACCCATCCTGCGGCCTTCGGCCTGGTCACGGCCTCGCCGCTGCAGCGAGCCATCTGCCGGATCGCGGACGGTCTGCCGCTTTCGCCGGAACTGGCCTCGTTCCCGACGGTCATCGCGGCGCTCGGCGGCGGCACGTGCCCCGAGGTGGCACCGCACGAGATGGCCATCATCTCCGGCATCCGCACGGCGAAGAGCCTGATCGCGGCCTGCGGGGCGCTCCACATGGCGCTCACCTGCGACGTGTCGATGCTCCGCCCGGGCGAAGTCCCGCGCGTGTCGGTCGTCAGTCTGAAGAAGGACCTCGCCGACGTCATCATGTCCCATCTCACGGGCACGATGAAGGCCCGGCCGCTGCTCTCGCAGTTCCTGCTCGGCGAGCCGTCGGGGGATGGCATGCTTGTCAGGCATCCGTCCGGGCACCCGGTGGAAATCTGCGTGGTCGCCGGCAGCCGCGCGGGCGCATCGCTCGTGGCGCGATGGAGCGCTGGCTGCATCTTCGACGAGTTCCCGCGCATGATCGGCGGCGACGACGGCGTGGTGAACTGGGACGACCAGCGCCGCGCGGTGGTCCACCGGCTGCTGAGGGGAGCCAAGCTCTGGCACATCGGCTCGCCCGATGCGCCCTACGGGCCGGCCTACGAGATGGTCACCGAGCACCACGGCAAGCCCACCGCCGAGCTCGTGGTCATCCGCGCGCCCGCTCCGGCCATGAACCCGGTGCACTGGACGCCGGACGAGATCCTGAAGGCCCGCGCGCGTGACGCCGACGGCGCCAAGACGGACGTGGACGCCGAGTTCCGGTCGCCCGATGAGTCGATGTTCTCGCAGGAGTCGGTGCGCCGCTGCACGCGAGCCACGCCGGTCGTGATGCTCCGCGAGGAGGGCCACGTCTACTACGCCGCGATGGATCCCGCGACGCGGGGCAACGGCTGGACGCTCATCGTCGTCACGCGCAAGACTGGCAAGAACGTCGTGGTCCGCGCCGAGGAGTGGTGCGGTAGCCGCGACAATCCGCTCGATCCGAGCCAGGTGCTCGAGGACATCGCCGACATCCTCGGCCAGTACGGCGTCACGACGGTCCACAGCGACCAGGTCATGGGCGACGCGCTGCTAAAGCTCGGTCGTCAGCAGGGCCTGAACATCGTCCAGTGGACCATCGGCGGCGCGGACAAGTTCGCGCGCTACCTCAGCATCCGTCAGGCGATGGACCGCGGGCAGCTCGACTTGCCCCCGACGCCGCACCTGCGCACCGACCTGATGCACATCCGCAAGCGCGTGACGCCGGACGGCGTGCGCGTGCAGCTCCCGCAGACGAGCGACGGCAGGCACTGCGACTTCGGCCCGGCGCTGATGCTCGCCCTGTCGAAGGCCCTGCCCGACCCGACCCCGATCGAGAAGCCGCCTGCCATCGGCTCCGACGCAGAAACCACCCGCATGCGCGAGTGGGTCAAGCAGCGCTTCGGCGCTCCACGCGAGGAGTGGTGATGGATCCGCAGCTCTACGGCGAAGACGATACGACGTGGTTCATCGCTCAGGCCCGCGGCAAGCCGTCGGGACCTCGGCTCGTGGGCCTCTGCCGGGAGATCGCCACCTTCCAGCGCGTCCTGCTCGAGAACACGGACAAGTGCATCTCGGTCTACCAGTGGGGCGGCGATCAGAAGGACCGCCGGCCGGGCGAGCACTGCGCGATCGAAGAGAACACGATCACCTTCAACGCGGCACAGAACGCGGTGGAGACGGTCTTCGCCAAGGTCGTCAAGGCTCGCATCTCGCCGATGCCGATCACCAACGGCGGCGGACCGATGGCCCGCTACCGCGCCAAGCAGATGGGCAAGGCCATCGATGGCGTGCTGGACGCCAACGACTGCGACCGCATCGAAGAAGACGTCGTGATGGATTCGCTCGTCACCGACCACGGCGCGGGCGCATGCCGGGCGATGATCGTCGACGACGACATCAAGCTCTTTCACCTGCCGATCGAAGACGTCTGGTTCGACTACGCCGAGACGCGCCAGCGGCAGCCGCGGAGCTGTTACCTCATCCCGCGCGACGGGATGGACAAGTACGTCGCGTGCGAGCTCTACGCGGGCGACCACACCGCGGACAACGCGGACGGCTACGTCGGCACGCGAGACGAGCGACGCGTGGCCATCCTCAAAGCCGCGCACAAGCCGGAATATTGGCGGACGGAGATGTCTCCGCTGCCGCGGACCAACCGCGTCGACATCTTCGAAGCGTGGCACTTGCCGAGCGGCTTCGAAGAGTACGAGGAAGAGGACGAGGAGACCGGCGAGAAGAAGAAGAAGCTCCGGCACGACGGCCGGCACGTCGTCGCCGTCGAGGGCGAGCAGGGCACCCTCATCGATGAGCCGTGGGAGTTCGACTTCTTCCCGGTCCTCCTCTACGTCCCGCGCAAGCGCCGCCGCGACATCTGGGGCCTGTCGCTGATGCGCGACATGATCGCCCAGCAGCGCGAGTACGAGAAGATCACGAAGAAGATCCAGAACGCCCATCAGAAAATGGGCATGTCCGGCTTCCTCACGCCGAAGGGCGCAGAGCTCAACATGCGGGAGATCACCGTCGGCACGCACGCCGCCGGGTTCTCTGCCGAGTACGACGGCCCGACGCCGCCGACGCCGCTCGTTCCGGAGCCGGTGGCGGAGGGCACCTACGCCTACGCCGCGAGCATCCCCAGGGACATGCTCGAGCGGCGCGGGATCTCCACCCTCGCCGCGGCCTCGCAGCTCCCGGCCGGCCTGCAGCAGGCAAGCGGCAAGGCCTTGCAGGTGTTCGAGGACTTCGAAGACGTGCGGCTCCTGCCGTACCACCGCGAGCGCGAGCGCTTCAAGATCCAACTCTCATGGGTCATCACCTGCCTGGCTCGGAAGATCGTCGACAAGAACGGCAGCTACAAGGCGACCTACCGCGGCAAAAAGGGACTCGAGGCGATCGACTGGAAAGACGTCCTCATGGACAAGGAGGACTTCGTCCTGAAGGTCTTCCCGGTCTCCGCGCTCAGCAAGCAGCCGGCGGCGAAGTTCGCGCAGCTCAACGAGATGATGGACCGCGGCGCCATCACGGTGGAGGAGTTCAAGCGGCTCTACGAGCTGCCGGACCTGGAGGCGGAAAACGAGCTCGACACCGCCGACACCGACATCATCGACCAGAACATGGACACCATGGTCACGACGGGCCGGTACATCTCGCCGGAGCCGTTCGACAACCTGGACCTCATCGTCCAGCGCGCGGGCAAGTTCTACAACCTCTGCCGGCAGAATGACGTCCCGGACGACCGACTGCAGCTCCTGCGTAACCTCATGGAGGACGCGAAGAGCCTCAAGCAGCAGGCCGCGCCGCCGCCGGTGATGGCGCCGCCGGGCGTGGGTGCGCCGCCTCCGGGGATGCCTCCCGGAATGCCGCCGGGAGGACCGCCCGCGGGCCCGCCCGGGATGGTGCCGCCTGCGGGGCCGCTGCCGGGGATGCCGCCCGGAATGCCCATGCCGGTGGCCGCGTGAACTACGCGATCGCCGCGCTCGTGTCGGCCGCGCTCGTCCTGGTCTACGCCTGGCAGGACGGGCTGATGCCGTGCAACGACGGCATGCGCTACACGTCGCGTCGCCCGCAGCCGTACCCGTTTCACCGTCGCTTCTGCGGCTGGCCGAAGCGGCTGCTCTTCCGCACAAGCCTGGCGAGCCTCGTCGCCATCGGCGCCCTCATGGGCGACTGGAAGCATGCACTCCTGCTCGGAACACTTCCCGGGTTCTGGTTCATCGCCACGCACCCGACGACTGTTGACGGCCCTGCGATGCTCCTCGCTCTGGCCGCGGCGCTGCTCTGGCCCGTCTCGCCAGCCGGCGCGATTGCCGTCTCCTGCGCTTCCGGATTCATCCACGAGCGCGGCCCGGTGTTCGCGGCCCTCTACGCCTGGCACCCAGCGCTGCTCGTGGGCCTCGTGATGATGGGGTGGTGGCGACGGCCAGCCCCGCCGGACGAGGATCCGCTCGTCGGGCGCGGGCTCAAGCACGCGATGATCGCCCACAAGCAGTACAACGACTGGCTCGAGCCGCTGCACACGGGCTTCGCGCTCCGCGGCCTGCCCCTGATCGCGGCCTGGGCTGGGGTCTCGCCGCAGGCCTGGCTGACGCTCGGCGTGGCCTGGTGCTCGCGCATCGTCGGCACCGACCTCGGCCGGTTCGCCTTCTGGGCGGCCCCGGTCATGGTCCGCGAGCTGCCCGACGTGCCGGTGTGGATGGTCCTCGCTCAGGCGATGACGTTTCGGAGGATGGGATGAGCGAAGAGCAGACCGAGCAGACGCAGGAGCAGCAGCCGGCCGAGGCGCAGGGCGCCGATGGTGCATCGCGGGACGATCTCATCGCCGCGGTGCGCGAGGCGGGCGGGACGGCCAGCGTGGACGTCGCTGCCGAGGAGGAGGCCGCGAAGGTCCGCACCGAGGGCCTGCCAGCCCCCGCCGCCGAGACGCCGCCTCCGGCCGAGGAGGAGCCGCGCATCGCGGCGATCCTGAAGGCGCGCGAGCAGAAGCGGGCCGAGCAGGAGGCCGCCCGGAACACGTCGCAGGAGATGATCGAGCGCGCGCGCCAGGAGTCGGAGCGCCTGCTCGCCGAGGCGCGCGAGGCGGCGCGGCGGGAGATCGAGGCGGAGCGCGAGCGCTACAAGCAGGAGTTCCGCAGCAACCCGACGGCCACGCTGCGCCAGCTCGGCGATCCGCAGACCATCAGCGACCTCGTCATGCGCGAGGGCACGCCGGAGGCGCGCGAGGCGGCGCAGATCCGGCAGGAGCTCGCCGAGGCGAAGAAGCTGGCGACCGAAGGGGCCGAGGCCGTCAAGAAGTTCGAGGCCTACAAGCAAGAGCAGGCGCAGATCGCCCAGCAGGCGCGCGTGGACGCGGTGAAGGCGCAGTTTCTGACGCAAGCGGCGTCCGACAAGGCCCCCTATCTCAATGCACGGTACGAGCCGGAGGAGATCTTCCTCCGCGGAGACCGGCTCGCGCTCGAGTGGCAGCGCGGCGGCCTGGTGCTCGGCCAGGACTTTGACTTTGGCGATATCGTCCAGTACCTTGAGCTTGACTCCAAGAAGCGGCTTGCCGCGATCGGAGCAAGTCCTGCGTCCCCAGTCAGCGCGGGCACCCCGGCACAAGGGCCGGGGCCAGCCGTCAAAGTGTCGGCGAATGGTCAGCGCACTCTCTCCGCTGCAACAGGCAGCGAGCGGCGCGTCTCCCCCCGACCTCTCACGGAGCTAAAGCCCGCAGAAGCGCGGCAGGCCCTGATTGATGAGGTTGCGGCGGCCCGCAAGGCCAACCCCGACGCAGTCTTCTAGCCCGCTCGCGTCTCGTCGCTCGGTGAGGGCGCGCCAGGTTCCAACCCGAACCCGGACGTTCTCCCATGACGGCTACAAACGCACTCTCCGTAGCGATCCTTCGCAGGCGCTACCAGGCTGGCGTCAGCCAGGCCCAGTTCACCAAGTTCCCGGTCATCAACGAGATCGAGAAGAAGACCGATTGGACAGGCGACGACTACGCGATCGCCATCGAGACCGAGAGCCCGCAGGGCATCGGTCCTGACATCCCGTCGGCGCAGGCCGCCGCGGCACAGTCGAAGTTCTACCGGGCGACCATCACCCGGAAGGAGTTCTTCGGCCTCGTCCGCATCAAGGGCCAGGCGCTCCGCACGGCGACGATGAAGGGCGACGGCGCCCTCGTCGACCTCTGGAGCCACGAGCTCGACGGCATCGAGATCACCTACCTCAAGTACCTCGAGATGCTCTCGATGGGCACCGGTAACGGCGTCCTCGGGACGACGTCGTCCGGGACGAGCACCACGCAGGTGACGCTCACGGTCGTCGAGGACGTGAACAACTTCTCCGTCGGCATGCCGGTCGCTCTCGTTAGCGACACGACGCTTTCGCCGACGATTCGCACGGGGTCCGGCAACAAGATCACCGCGATCGACCGCGCGGCCGGGAAGCTCACGCTGGCCACCGCCTGGAACAGCGTGTTCTCGGGCGCGACTGACGGCGACAGCATCATCTTCAACGGCACGGGCGCTGTCGGCGGCACCGCGACGGTCCCGACCGGCCTGCGGACCTGGCTCGTCGGTGGAAGCGCGCCGGGCACGTTCGCGGGGCTCACCCGGAACGACGATCCGGTGCGCCTCGCCTCGCAGTCGCTCGACATGACCGGTCTGCCGATGGCGGAGGCGATCATCGACCTCGAGAGCCTCATCCAGATCCAGGGCCACGAGCCGAAGCTCAAGCTCGTCGCCAACCCGCGCGACTTCCGCCAGGTCAAGAAGACCCTCTACGGCAAGGTCGCCTTCACGAGCGGTGGTGGGACGCCCACCATCGGCTTCGACGGCGCGAAGTGGCAGGGCAACAACGGGACGATCGACGTCCTGCTGTCGCCGTTCTGCCCGAAGAACAACGTCTTCCTCAAGCGCATGGACAAGTTCGCGCTCTACAGCGCGGGCCCCGCTCCGATGCCGATGAACTTCGGCAAGGAGAACATGATCACGCTCGCGACGGACGACGCCGCCGAGGCGCGCATCGGCATGTACGGCGACTTCGGCGAGTCGGCTCCGGTCGAGTCGGCCCGCGGCACCGGGTGGGGGTCGGTCTGAGATGGACGGCCACATCAAGTCCAAGGCGTGGGGCCTCGGCCCCGCGCCTACCCATCTGTCGCTCAGCTTCGCGACGAATGGGACCAGCAACCCCGTCGCAACGACGTTCCGCTACCCGGTTGGCTGCAAGCCCACCGTCACGCGGTCCGCGACGGGCACATACTCGGTGGTCCTGCCCCAGGGCTGCGGAATGCCGAGCCAGCCGCAGGCCGTCATCGGCTTCGCGCAGTTCGATGCCGCGGCCGACTGGTTCGAGGTCGGCGTGATCGGCGAGACCACGCTGACCACGACCGCGCGGGCGATCACCGTGTTCACGCACAAGGCCGGTACCGCCACCGACGTGGCCGCTGCCGCCGGGTCGCGCGTGAACCTCGCCCTCTTCTTCGACGACTCGACAGGAGCCTGAACATGTCCCAGCTCAACGGAAGCCGCGTTTACAACGCCATCAAGGGACTCTTCGTGTCCCTCGACTCCAACGACGAGCTGTTGCTCAAGCGCATGCTTGGCATCCGCTTCCGCGAGGTCATCTACCTCTCGGACGGCGGTGCCACGGCCACCAGCGTCACGGCGAACAGCTTCTTCACCAACTACACGGACTCGAGCGTCAACCTGCGAGTGCAGGGGGCCTACATCGTGCCTCCGGTCACCATCGCCGCGGGCGCAACGGCGAACGTGACCTTCACGCTCGACCGGATCGACGCGGTGGGGACCACGGCCACGCCGGTGGCCACGCTGACGACGACCGCGGCGGCGACGGCGCACGTGCTGACCGCGCTGACGCTCTCGGCGACCTCCGGCAACGTCCTTCTCCCGCCCGGGCACACGCTCCGGATCGCGGCGACGAAGAACAGCACCGGCCAGCCGATCGCCTCGACCGTGTCGCCGTGTTGGCTTCAGGTGGACCTGGAATGGGACGTGTGAGGGCGCTTGGCTCGCAACGTCTCACTCCTGGAACTCAGGACGTGGGCTCGGCAGATCAGTGACACGGAGAACGATCCGGAGATCACCGATACCGAGCTCACGGCCCTGGCCAACCGGCATCTCACGGAGGTCTACGACCGCCTCGTGGATGCCGGACCGCCGGAGTATTACGCGTCGGTTACCCAGGTCACGACGAAGTCGGGCATCATCCAGTACCCGCTGGAAGCGGACTTCCGGAACCTCCTCAACGTCTACGTGAGGGAGTCCACCGACGAGCGCCGGCAGCTCCACCCCCTCCCGGCGATGGCGCGCAACCGAGTGAAGGCGCCCACCGAGGTGTGGACGCTGGACGTGGAATACGTCGCCACGCCCACCCCGCTGGAGGCCGACGGCGACACCTTCGACGGCGTGAGCGGCTGGGAGGAGCTCATCGTCAACCTGATGGCGCGGTCTGTCCTCAAGAAGCAGCAGCGGAGCACGGCGGACGTGATTGGCGACATCCAGCGGCTTGAGCAACGGATGGTGTCCCGCGCGAGGCAGCGCGATCGGGGCCAGCCGAAGCGCACGACCGACATGGACGACGCCATGGTGACGCCGTTTCCCTGGGGCTGGACGGGGCAGACTCGGCTCGTGGCCTACCGGCTCTTCGGTGGCAACCTCGAGCTGTACGAGACCCTGTGGGGTCTCCCGTGAGCGCCGCGGTCTTCCCGAACGGCGGCGCAGCCAGGCAGCTCGACAGGGCTTCCTCGCCAGGCGAGGTCGTGCGCCCCGAGCAGATGGACGACAAGCCGGTCATGGCGCGGCTGTTCACGCGCATCCTGGATCGACTGTCGACGCTCGAGCGGTCCTGGTCTCCGCGCCGGGCAGACTTTGAGGATCTGGCGATCGACTCGACCACGACGAAGAAATACCGCCTGGAGCACAAGTTCGGCGGCCGGGTCCGATGGTGGCTCGTTGATTGGTCCGGCGCCGCCGCGCCGACGCTGACCAGGGATGCTTCCAGCGACAGCAACACGCTGGTGCTCAAGTCGGCTACTGCGAGCGCGGGAACGGCATCGGTGCGCGTAGAGGAGGCCGGCTGATGGCCCTCCAGGCGCGCCCCATCCACGTTCCGGCCGGTCTGCCGTTCGACGAGTCGAGCCGCGCAGAACTGACCGATGTTGGATCGCAAAACCAGAGCGCCACCAACGTGCGCATGTGGGACATGGGGACGCTGGGCAAGCGTCTCGGCTATGCGTCGCTTACCAGCTCGCGCACTGACGGGACCACGCGTTCCGCTGGCTACCGCTCATTCCCGACGCAAAAGGGCCTGTGCACCATCGACGGATCAACGCTGGATGAGTACAGCTCGACCGCCGCAAAGTGGGTGAGCAAGGGCCTTGTTCCGGAGGCCACGCAACAGCCCTACCCGATCCCGTCGCTCGTGCTCGGCCAGTCGTCCGTCAACGACTGCGTGGCGCTGAATGGCTATCTGGTCATCGCCTGGAGCTCGCTGCTGGTCAACGACGCTTCGGCAACCACGTCCAGCTCTTCGGTCGCCGTGCTCGACGCAGACTCGCGCGTGACGGTCCTGGCTCCGATGAAGCTGGGAACGAACGTGTCCGGGGCTATCAACTCCGGGATCGCGCTCGCCTCCTACGGGAATATCATCGTCGCGTTTGTCATGGGCTCGGTGTCGCATCAGCTCGATGCCTACTACCTAGACACGACTTCTACGACGACGGTCGCCTCCGGGTGGCAGGCGGTCTCCGGTCACATCGCTACAGACTGCATCGCGGCCGGTCGCGCCGTGGCGCTCTCCGGCGGCGCAGCAGTGGCGATTGCCTACCTGAACACATCGGCCGGAGTCTCTCAGCTCACCGTCAAGACGGTCACGTCCGCCGGAGTCGGGACAACCGTAACGCTCAACACGAACAGCACGACCCCCGGCGGCTGGGACCTATCGGAGGGCGGGACCACGCTTTGGGCCGCCTGGACCGAGGGTACGACGCTTGTTCGGGCGCAGGGGCTCAACCCGTCAACATTGGCCACTACCGCGACCAAGGCCACGGTCATCACGGCGACCGCTGGCACATTCTATGACGTACGTGTCGGAGCGATGGCTAGCGGCAACGCTGCCGTATACGCGCAGAATCCTGCGCTATGGATCCAGGCTGTCACGACGACCGCCGGTGCCGCGGCCACCAACGGTTCGCTCGGCAAGATGACGGACGCCAGGCTTGTGAGTCGACCGACTCTCATCGGGTCGAAGCTCTACGCACACATCACGCGTCGGACGGCGCCGACATCGGGCCTGCATACAGACGTCACGCTCTGCGAGGTCACCCCAGACACGACGAACGTTGCGCTGGTCGCGATGTACTTCCGGCCGGTCGCGATCCCGGTCGCACGCGGACTGTTCTACTTCTCCGATCCGCTGCTGACAATGACGCCGAACGGACGAATGGCCTCGGTCACGTCGTCGCAGTTCATCTGGGCCTACCTGGTGAGCAAAAGCGGCACGTCGCAAGGCGCCGCGGCCACGATCTACGATTTCGCGAGCGCACAACGGTGGCGGCCTGCGACCGTCAACGGAAGCACGACGGTGCTTTCCGGTGGCGTCGCCTCCGTCTTCGATGGCGTGCGCACGTTTGAGCTGAACTTCGCCGCCGCGCCGAATGCGCCCACGGCGTCCGCTGGCGCCGCCGGTGCGATCACCTTCACGAATGGCGGGCGGTCCTACGTCGTGACCTACGCCGACACGGATGCGAACGGTGATATCCACACCTCCGGCGTTTCGGCCCCGGTCATCTCCGGCAACGTTACGGCGAAGCAGATCAACGTCGGGGTGAGCCCGCTCTGCGTGACAAGCCGAGCGACGCAGAACGGATCTCACCTCGTCTACGCCAGCAGCACGAGCGCCCTTCGCTGCATCATCTGGGGCACGACGGATGGCGGGCAGCCTCCGTACTACTACGTCGGAGAAATCGCCAACGACCCGACCGGCGCGGCCGCGACCTTTGTGGACAACGTCGCAGACGTCGACTTGATCAGCCACGCCTTGCTGTACGGGTCCGGGAATCTTCCTGGCACCAACGGTGCGTCGCAGGACCACCGCGCACCTCCCGGACTGATCCAGCTCGTCGCCTACAACGGCATGCTGGTCGGATCGTCGGGCGCGACCATCTGGTACAGCTCGCAGCCGATTGACGGAGAGGGCCAGTGGTTCTCGCCGATCTTCACCCAGCAGCTCGACAGCGAGTGCACCGGGCTCTTCGTCCAGGATGGCGCGCTGTTCGCGTTCACCAGGACCGGCCTATGGGCGATGTCGGGCGATCCGCCGAGCGACAACGGCTCCGCAGGTGGTCTCGGCACCCCGAGGCGCCTCGCGGTGGACCGCGGATGCACGAATCCAAACAGCATCCTGACGACGGAGGTCGGGACCTTCTTCCAGACCGACATCGGAATCGAGCTGTTTGACCGAGGGCAGGCCACTAGCTTCATCGGCAAGTCTGTCCAGTCGACGCTTGCGACCTACCCCGTTGTCACCTCCGCTGTGCTCGACACGCGCAACGGACTCGCCGTTTTCTCGCTGGCGCAGACGCAGACGAACGGAGTCGTAGGTACGAACGGCCTGGACATCGTCTTTGACATCTCGCGCGCCAAGGGCTGGATCAGCCGGGACGACAAGCGTGGCAGCGTGACCACACAGGCATCGCAGGATGCGATCATCGCCTACATCAACGGCGCGTGGCGCTATGCGTGGCTAGCGAGCGACGGTACCATGTACTACCAGAAGCTCACCACTGATTCTGACAAGTGCCTGGATGGGACCAACTGGGTGTCCTCTACCTGGGAGCTCCCGCCGATGAAGCTCGGCCTGCAGCAGGAGCAGCGCGTCTACGAGGCGATGCTCCTCTTCGACCGGCGCAGCGCGGCCGGCCTCACGGTCGACTTCGCCCACGACTTCGGCAGCTACGCCGCGGTCACGCCGACCAAGAGCTACGCCGAGTCCGAGACGCTGAATCAGCGCCAGGTGGAGCTTCGGCCCACGCGGCAGCGAGGAGAGGCGCTTCAGATGCGGTTCACAGACACGGCCCCCGCGGTCCTCGGGACGGGCGAGGGCCTTCGGTTCATCGGCGTCTCGGCCGACATCGCCAACACCCAGGAACTCGGTCGCGGCCTGCCGCGCCTTGCCGTGGCGGTGCGCAAGTGAGCGTCACCTTCGATCCGTACAAGCACATGCAGGTGAAGCACCACTTCATCGGCGGCATCTATACCAAGGAATGCCACATGCCGGTGGGGTACTGGTTCGGCCAGCACCGGCACCCGTTCGACCACCAGAGTGTGCTCGCGATGGGCCGGGCGATCGTCGAGGTGGACGGCGAGCGGACCGAGTACGAGGCCCCGGCGATCATCAACATCGCCGCGAAGAAGACGCACACCATCATCCCGCTGACGCCCGTGGTCTGGCTCTGCCAGCACGTGACGTCGTGCACCGATCCGGACGACATCGACGAGGAGCTCGTCGAGCGCCCGCTCACGGAGGTCGCGTAATGCCGTTTCTCATCGGAGGTGCGATCGTCGCGGGGGCCGGACTGCTTGGCGCCGGTGGAGCTGCCGCAGGCGGCATCGGCCAGAACAAGACCAACATCACCAACTTCGGCGACACGTCGCAATACAACCCCAACGCCTTCAACTACGGCGGGACGCCGAACGGGGCGGCAGAGAACGCCGGACTCTACCAGTCGATGGGGCTCAACGCGGCGAACCGCCAAGCGCCTCAGGCCAACTTCCAGTATGCGCAGCCGGACTACCAGTACGCCGCGCGCGCATCGGCCATGGGCGGCGCAGATCGCGATGCCGCGGCGAACGTCGCCGGCCTCATGTATAACCGCGCGGCCGGAAACGTCCCGAGCATCGCCGGGATGCAGGCACGCGCGGATCAGGCGGCCCTCGGTCGCCAGATGCAGGAGCAGAACCGCCAGTCGATGGCCGGGCAGTCTTCTCTAGCGGCCAGCGCCCGCGGCCCCGCCGGCCTCGCGCTCGCCCAACAGAACATGGCGAACAACGTCGCCAACGCCCAGGGCGCGATCGGGACTGCCGGCGCGAACGCCTACCAGAACATCTCGAATCAAGCGCAGGTGAACGCCGCGCAAGAGCGGATGCAGGCAGAGCAGGCCGCCTCCGGGGCCTTCAGCAACCTCTACGGGCTCGATGCGAACGCACGTGATACGGAGATCGCCCGTCAGCAGTTCGGCGCCAACCTTGGAACGCAGCAGCAGGAATACAACACCGGGCTCCAGCTCCAAAACCGCCAGCTGAATGACGCCACCGGCCTCGGCTACGCCAACCTGGCGAACAACATCCAGATGGGACAGCTGGCCGCGAGCCAGAACCAGCAAGGCATGCTCTCCGGCTCGCTCATGCAGGCACAGGGCCAGCGCCTTGGCATGAACGCGGAGAACGCTGCGAACCAGTGGAAGCCGATCCAGATGGGCCTCGGCGCCGTCTCCGGCGGCATGGGTTTCGCTGGCCAAGGCATGGGCCCGCCCGCGGGCGAGGGCGGCGGAGGCGGCGGCCCTTCCGCATCCGGGGAGATGCAGGGAGAGGGCAGCTACTACAGCGATGACCGGAGCAAGACCATCTATGGCGGCGCCGGCCTCCTCAGCGACGACCGCGCGAAGCTCATCAAGGCGTATCAGGCCGGGCAGCAGCAGGCGCACTACGACATCACTCAGGCGGACCGGGCGGAGGCCGACAGGATCGGCGCTCGCGCGGATTCGCGCGCGGCCCGCGGGGCGATGCAGATGCTCTCGCCCATCCCTGGTTCGACCGCCGAGGGCGCGCTAAACATCGGCCGCGGCATCGTCGACAACGGTCGCTCCGTTGCCGGCTACCTCGGCGAGCATCAGGCGCCGCAGTACGTACAGCAGGGCGCGCCGCAGGGCGATCGCCAGGGGGGACGAGTCATCGGCGCATCCGTCCCCGGAGAGGCTCTTCCGCCCGGAGTAGCGATGACCCCGCACCCGCTCCCGGCCGCTCCGACGCCGGACGAGATGCGCTATCGCATCGAGCAGGATCGGGCCGACCGCGATGAGCGGGCCGCCTTTGACAAATGGGAGGCGATGTCGCCGGAGCGGAAGGCCTGGATGGACGCTGAGCAGCGGCGCATGGGGGGCACCGACCGGACGACCGCCCAGCTCGGCCAGGGCCTGGCGCCGATCGCCTACGAGTACAGGCCCGGGATGGGGCCTTCCGGGGTCCGGCCCGGCATCCGCGCGCAGGGTGCGCTCGGGACGCCGCTGACGGCCCCGATGGTCGTCCAGCGGCCGGACGGCCTCTACGCCATCGACCAGCAGCAGGGTCTCGGCACCGCGCTCGCAGGCGTCGGGCATCTCGCTCAGAAGGTCGCCGACCACGATCGCGAGCTCGCGCGGAGGCGACAGTGAGCGACCAGAGTGACGGCGACGCGTTGGCCAAAAAGCTCGGCGAGGGGCCGAGCAAGGCCTACGACGATCGCACATGGGGCCAGGCCTTCAAGGACGCACTGAATTCCGGCTACCGGCTACGCGACGCCACGGACATTTTCAACAACCCAACTGCCTACGTCGAGCGCAAGGGTATGTCCGCCCTCGGCTTCCACCAGCCCGGCGAGCCAGAGCCCGAGCCGCCGAAGCCTGCGCCCGAAGTCGTGACCTCTCCGGGCGGCACCTTCCGCACGCCAGGCGTGGCTCCGGTGGAATCGCCCGGCGGCACGTTCATGCGCCCTCCGCCGCAGGTCGCCGCCGTTGCCCCGGCCCCGGCCACGGCCCCCGCTCGCCCGATGGCGGGAGCGGTCCAGACCGGTCCGTCGACGCTCAGCCAATACCGAGACGCCGAGCGGCAGGAGATGCGCACTCTCGAGGAGGGCAAGGAACTGATGGCCGATCAGGGCATCGACCAGGCCGGGCGCGCCGAGGCGGTGAGCCTCCTGCGCCAAGCCGAGGCCGACAGGCAGCGACGGATGGCCGAGGACCAGCAGGCCACCGAGCGCCAGGCCGCGCAGCGCTTCGACGCCTTCCAGGCTCAGACCGAGCGCATGACGAACAACATCGCGACGCAGCAGCCCGATCCGGGGCGGCTTCTCCATAGCGCCAGCGCGGGCATGCAGTTCTCGATGGCGCTCGGCGCGGTCGCGGGCGGGATGTTGGCCGGGCTGCAGGGCGGTCCGAATCAGTTTCTTGCCCACCTCGACAAGATCATCGACCGCGACATCGACGCGCAGAAGACCCAGGTGGAGAACAAGCGGTTCGCCGTCGGCGCGCGCAACACGATGCTGAGCCAGATGATCCAGCAGGCCGGTGACGAGCGGCTGGGGATGAACATGTACCGCCAGATGCTGCTCGAGGCGGCGAAGACGGACATCGCCGCGAAGGCCGAGTCCCTCGGCATCCCGGAGATCCGAGCGCAGTCGTCGCTCGCGGTGAACGGGCTGCAGCAGAAGATCGATCTGCTCAACAAACAGAACCTTGGCGAGAAGCTGCGCCAGGAGCAGGCCGCGGCTGCGGCGGCGCTCGCGGCGAAGCGCGCCGAGGAAGAGCGCCAGTGGCAGCGGCAGAAGGACATCTTCGAGATGAACCTGAAGGCCGGCGATCAGGGCATCAAGCAGCAGAACGCCGACACCGAGCGCACCAAGGCCGGAGCCAAGACCAACCAGCTCAGCGAGAAGGAAGAGGAGCAGCTCCGGGCCCGCCGGCAGGGGCTGAGCTACCTCTACGACCTCCGCAGGATGGCGGATGAGGGCGGCGAACTGAGCTCGGAGCGTACCGCGCGCGGCAAGTCGCTCTTCAACGGCGCCCTGAACACGCTCGCGCGCGCGGAGACGGGTGGCACCCGCGCTCCGTCCGAGGTGGAACAGGAGATCATCGCCAAGCAGCTGGGGACGCACGATCCCAACGAGTGGGTCGTCTCTCGCGGCCTCGGCCTGTCCAACCCGTCGCGCGCGGCGCTCGACGAGACCATCCGGAAGAACGAAGAGGCCGTCCTGGCCCTTGAGGCCAAGATCGGAAACAAGGACCTCCCGGCGAACTCGCCCAACGCTGGACCCGGGGTCGCGTCCTTCACCCCGAAGGGGGCCAAGTGAGCGGGCCGGTCGAAGTCGTTGGCCCGAAGGGCGAGCGCGGCACCGTCGATGCCGCGGACGTCCCGAAGATGGCGAAGGGCTGGCGCGCGGTCACGCCCGACGAAGCGACCAGCGAGGCGGAGCAGGCGAAGGGCGGGGACACGACCGGCGAACTGGCAGCGGCGGCCCTCGGCGCCGGCCGCGCGGCGTCGTTCGGGCTCTCCGACCTGCTGATCTCCGAGGCGGCCAACGTCGCCCACGGCGATCAAGCCCGCAAGGACGCGCTGCATGCGCTCGACACGACTCGGCGGGTCAACCCGAAGGCCTCGGCCGCGGGCGAGCTCGGCGGCCTTCTGGCCGGCGGCGGCGGCATCGTCGCGGCAGGGGAGAAGGTCGGGGCCGCGGTCGCGGCGCGGGTCGGCGAGGGCCTGCTGGGCGACGTCGCCGAAACGGCGGTCCGCGGGGCTGTCGAGAGCGCCGGCATGGGCGCTCAGCAGCAGGTCACCGAAGACGTGCTCGGCGATCACGGGCTCCACGGGCAGGCCATCTTTGCGAACGCCGCCAAGGAGGCGCTGCTCGGGGGCGCGATCGGCGCCGGCTTCGGCGTCGCCGGGCACTACGCCAAGCAGGCTCTGCCCGGGCTCCTGGGGCGCGCGCGCGGGCCGATCTCGGACGCGATGGCGGACGAACTGGCAGGTGTCGACGGCGCGGGCCGGCCCCTCGTGGAGCAGGCCCGGATCGGCGAGCAGGTGGCGGATGCGGCGCGGAACGCGGGCGCCACGACGGAGCAGGCGGCCCGGGAGGCCGCGGAAACAGCCGCTCTTGCGCGCGCTGGCGCCGATGCGGGGCCGCTGACCGGGCCTTACGATTCCCTCGTCGGCCGCATCCAGAGGGGCATCGCTGGCGACAACGCGGAGCGTCGGCAGACCCTGGAAGAGGGCTATCGACTGGGCAAGGATCTGCTCGCGAAGCAGAACGAGAGCCTCAACTCTAGCGCTCGCGCGATGGCCGACGCCGGCACGAAGGCGCTCCGGGACATCGAGGACATCGTCAACGAGGCGCAGTTCACGCAGAAGCCGCAGCAGGTCCGGAGGCTCATCGATCCGGCGATGGCGGACGCCCAGCGCGACGCCGTGGCCACCATCTTCCAGGACACGCGGTCGACGATGAACGAGCTGTACAAGCTCGAATCCAAGGGCGGCATCGAGGGCCCGCTGAGCAAGATCCTCCGCGTCGTCAAGGACAAGGAGAAGATCGCCTTTGCCGAAGGTCTCACTCCTGAAGCACGCTACCTCGCCGCCGATGACCTGAAGAGGGCGATCGGGCGCGCCATCCCGTGGGACCGGCTGCACCCCGGCGGCACCGAGAGCGACGTCGGCAGGTTCGGGGTCGAGTACGGGCACATCCAGCTCTCCAAGCTCTACAACCGCATCCGGTCGGGCCTGGAGGACGAGGGCGTGTGGGGCGCTCAGGGCGCGGCGCAGCGGGCGCAGAACGAGACGTTCACGGCGGCGAAGAGCCGACGAGACGCCTTCGGGAGGCAGTTCACGGTCTCGCTGGACCGTCAGTCGGGCGCGTTCGTCCCGCAGATCGACCCCGGCAAGATCAAGTCGGTCCTGTCGAACGTCGGCAACGCCGAGTCGGACACGGCGGTCGACACCATCAAGGCCTTCATCAGCGGACTGCGCGCTCGCGCCGACGTCGTCGAACAGCACGCCGAACTGACCGCGGCGCAGCGGTCTGCGCTGACACGTGGCCGGTCCGCGCTCGACTCGTTCGAGGGGACGTTCAACAAGGCCGCCAACGACGGCGCCATCGTGATGCGGCTGAGTCAGGCGGCGAGAGAGGAGGCTGCCCATACGGCCGGACACGGGGCCGCGGCCGTCGGCAGCGCCATCGGTGGACTCGTCGGCGGCTTCCCTGGGGCCGCGGCCGGCGGGGCGCTGGGGTCGCTGTTCGCACACGCGTCGGCCAAGCCGCTGTCGCTTATGCGAAAGCTGGCCGACGTTCGCCACTCGCTGACCAAGGTGGAGTCCGCGGTCAAGGCAGGCTTCGGCAAGCTCCGGCCGGCGGCTATGGCAAGCGACCTCGCCCCGCGCGAGCGCGCCGCGGCCGTCAAGGAGATGCAGGAGATCCGGCAGCTCGCGGGCAACCCGCAGATGCTCGAGTCGCGCATCAGCCGCATGACCGGCGGCCTCCAGGACTACGCCCCGAAGACGGCCCGCGCGGTCGGCGACTCTGCGCGGCGGGCGATCATGTTCCTGGCCATCGAGGCCCCCGGGGCCACCGTCCAGACCGGGCTGCTCGGCACCTACAAGCAGACGCCACGCATCAGCGACCAGCAGGTGAGCGACTGGGAGGCCAAGCGCCGCGGCGCCCTCGGCGCGCCGAGCGGGGCATCGGCCCCGGAGACCGTCCTCGCGGACATGAAGCAGGGTCGGCTGAATCGCGATGCGCTGCGGGCGATGCAGTACGTCCACCCAGAGCTGTACGCGCACATCCAGCAGATGGCCCAGCAGGAGCTGACGCGGATGGAGCAGAGCGGCCAGCTCGACAAGCTGAGCTACCAGCACAAGGCGTCCATCGCGGCGCTGCTCCAGATCATCCCGGACCAGACCTGGACGCCGGAGTTCATCAACCTGCTGCAGTCCACCAAGCAGCCGCCCGCTCCGGCCCCGCAGGCCGGCCCCGCGGGCGGCGCTGGCAAGCTCGCGCGCAAGGCAAGCAAGCCCACCGCGAACATGTTCGCGACCGAGTCCACCCGCATCGAAGGAGCACCCTGATGTCCGATCTCAACCCGCGCATCCAGAACGACGCCGCATGCACCGGGATGGGTCCCGGGACGCTGATCACGTCCGCTACCTCCAACGTCACGCTGAGCCCGTGCGCACGCAAGCTCATCGTGTCGACCGGCGGCACCATCACCGGACGCATGGCCGGTGATACCGGCGACCAGGCCTACATCTTCCCGGCCGGCGAGTTCAACGTCGCGCTGAAGAAGATCACCAGCGCGACCACCATCGTCGCCTTCGCCCTGGTCTGAGTCATGACCGAGCCCGCCGGATCGTTCAACTTCACCGCGCAGATGCTGGCCGCCTCGGCTACCGCCGTGGGGAACGGTCTCGTCTTCGACTCGTCGCTTGGCTATTGGGTCGTGGCCACTGCCGCAGCCAGGACCTCGGCGAACGCGCGGACGCAGGCCATCGCGACGACGGCTTACGGAGGCTCCGCGGTCGGCAAGGTGCAGTACCAGAGCGCCGGCATCCTCCCCGCCTCGATCAGCCTGCTCGCGGCGGGCTCGGCGTCCTGGGTGCGCATGTCATCGACCGGCTTCATCGAGCGGTTCACGCCGGTAGCCGCAGGGACGTCTGACGTCATCGGCAAATGCTACGCAGACGGGCGCGTCGCGTTGGAGCTGGGCATCTGGACCGAGGACCTGGCCATCGGCGGCGGCGGCGGCGCCTCCCTCAGCGGCACGATCCCCGGCCTGCTCCACCTCAGCGGCGCGAACGCGGGCACGGCGGATCCGAACTTCACCGTGCCTAGTGCCGGGGTCATGGCTATCGGCTGGGATGCGGGGGTTCCGAATAAGGGCTTCTTCGAGATCTACGCCGCGACGGGCGGCACCGAGACTCCGGCGACGGCCACCTTTCCCGCCGACGGCCTGTACCGACTTTCCTACTTCACGGCGGACGGTCCTTTCCACGGTGATTCGATCACGCTCGTTGGCGTTCGCGTCTCCACGGACAACACGGCAGGTGGGGCAGGCGCATTCGATATATCGGCATTCGGGGTCAGCGGCGGTAATCCATTCGTTGGCGACCCTGGACATGTGACGCAGACGAATGTTTTCGGAGACGGTATCTTCATCGACGCCGGCCCCGGCGGTGGTGGCGCTGGCGCCCATCCACTCGCGGACTTCACCGGTGAAGTGCAGGTCAATTGCAAGGCGACGACGACCGCGGGCGGATTCACCACAACCTACTTCGGTCTCATCGGCAGCGGGGCGCCTCCGGTGGGTGTGGCGTCGTTCAGCGGCGGGGGCCCCAGCAGGCTCCGCAGTTCGATCGGCACAGCGAACCAAGTGCTCGCAGTCAATGCAGGCGCCACGGATCTCGTATGGGTCACTCCGTCGAGCGGCCCCTCGCTGCCCTTGTCGACTGCGAACGGAGGCCTCGGCGCGAACAACGGCGGTTCGACCGGGATCCCTGTCTTTTCGTCCGGGACTGTCACCTTCGCGGCGAAGGTCAACCCCGGCGGCGCATCGGTCGCGATGGGCGCGCTCGCGATCGACTGGAGCCTCGGCAACGTCTTTACCAAGACGCTCGCGAACAGCGGCAACACGATCACGTTCTCGAACGTCGCGAGCGGAGAGACGATCACCGTCCGCTTCACCGGCGGCGGCGCATCCTGCACCGTCACGTGGCCCACCGTGAAGTGGCCCGGCGGCGTGGCGCCGACGCAGACGACTTCCGGAACCGACGTCTACACGTTCTTTAATGACGGCACGAACACGTACGGCTCCTACACGCAGGCGCACGCATGAGCCCTCCGTTCCCCTTCGCGTTCTGGGGGCCGGCCGCCGTCGTCACGTCGCTGAACTATACCGTCGGCGATCCGGGCGGAGCCGGCCAGACGATCGTTATCTCGGGCAAGCACTTCACCGGCGCCTTCAGTGTGACGTTCGGGGGGACCTCGGCCACGTTCGTGGTCTCTAGCGACAACGCGATCAACGTGACCCTCCCGGCCCATGCCGCGGGCGTCGTGGATGTCGTCGTCAAGACCCCCTTCGGCCCGAGCACGGGTGGCACCGGCATCTTCGAGTACTTCTCCCCCGCGCAGCTCACGGTCAACGGCTGGTGGCGCGCGAACTACACCGCGCCCGGAGCGAACCCGCGCTGGAGTGGCACCGCGAGCGCCGGCACCAGCGGATCGAACCCGCTCAACCTGGATACGGCGCTGCCGACGACAGGAACTACGGTCGGCGGATTCACTCCGGCGCATTTCGTCTCCGCGAGCACCGACTCTCTCGTGACGTCGGTGGCCACGTCGTCTCTAGCCACCGTGGGGGCGGGGACGATCATCGCGCTCGCGCAGATGAACACGCTCGCCGCCGCGGGCTCTCCGGCGAGCAGCGATCCATGCCTCCTCTCGGACAACACGAATCGCCTCTACAACATGGGCGCGTCGTCGTCGGGCTTCCGGTTCTCGCTGACCGATAGCGGCGGTCTGAAGTCGACCGGATTCGTCAGCATCCCGGCGCAGTACAACGCATTCATCGGCTCGTGGGACTCGTCTCACATCAACGCGCAGGTCAACGGCTCGAGCGCGACGCCCGTGGTGGCGGCGGCGCTCACGAGCGCGGCCGACACGATGCTCGTCGGCAAGACCTCCGGCGTTGGGTTCAGCGACTTCGACATGCTCGAGGCCATCGTCGCGCCGTCGCTGCTCTCGTCGACGAACATCAACAAGATCCGCGGCTATTTCAACCAGCGATACGGGGTGTCAACGTGAGCGACGGACCCGACTACAAGCCGACGCCCGTTGTGGGGATGCCCGCGCAGCCGAGCACGGTGCAGCTTCCGGCGGTGCCGCCATGGGCCATCGAGCTAACCAGGAGCGTCAAGGACGGCTTCCAGGGCGTCAACGCGCGGCTCGATACGGTGGAGACGAATCTCGATCTGCAAGGGCAGCAGGGTGTCGACCTCGGCAAGCGGATGACAACGCTGGAGACGCGGGTAGGCAACATCGAGGAGCGGCAGAACACCGGCAGCCTGCGCGTCAAGCAGGAGAGCCAGACCAACCTGAATCAGGATGCTGCCATCGCCCAGATCATCACCGAGCAGGCTGAGGCAAAGAAGCGCGACGAGGCCACTCAGGCCGCGCTCGCGAAGAACACGGACCTGACGCAGAAGGGCGTCGACCTCGCCAAGACGGCCGCGAAAAACCCCGTGGTCCTCGCCCTCCTCATCGCTCTGGCCAGCTACGTGACGTCGTGGCTTGGCCATCACACTCCCTGACCCCGAAAGGAAAGGTCACGCCATGAACATCCGCCCCATCGTCCTCGCCGTCGGTCTCTTCGCCCTCGGCACCGCCATCGAGACCGCGTGCAAGCCCGCCCAGAGCCTGGTTGAAAGCTCCTGCGATACGTTGATCGCCTACAACGACACGCCGCTGGAGGAGCAAATCTGCGCCACCCTCGAGGACATGATCGCACTCGGCAATCTCGTGCTCGGCAGCCGCGCCGCGAAGGCTCGCGCCCCGGATGCCGGCATCTCGAAGGCGACGACCTGCCAGCTCATCCCGCACACCGACGTATGCGCCACCGACGAGGAGCTTGCCGCGGCCATCACCGCGCGCAAGGCGACGAAGTGAGCGTCGTCCGCACCCATATCCCCGAGGTCGTCGTCCCCGGTAAGCGCCTTGGGCGGCACATCGAGCACGACCCGCGCTCGCGCGCATTCGAGACGCCTCACGCAGCCGCCCCGCTCATCTCGGCGAAGTGGTTTCGCCACTGCGCGCCGTTCGATCAGGGCGACCTTGGCTCCTGCACCGGCAACGCGATGTGCGGCGCCGTCATGACCGAGCCGCTCTTCCGGGGCGAGGCGCTGACGGAGACGGATGCCGTGGCGGTCTACTCCGCAGCGACGAGGCTCGATGCCGTGCGCGGCGTCTACCCGCCGACCGACACGGGGAGCTCGGGCCTGGCGGTCGCTCGCGTGGCGCGGTCGAAGGGCTACATCACGAGCTACGCGCATGCATTCTCGCTCCAGGCAGCGCTCGCGGCGCTCGGTCGCGGGCCGGTCATCATCGGGATCAACTGGTATGACTCGTTCGACGATCCGGCAGGAGCGCACGCCGAGTTGGTCATCAAGCCGGGGGCGGCCATCCGCGGCGGCCACGAGGTGGAGCTGAACGAGATCGACATCGCGAGCAAGTACGTCCGCGGCGTCAACAGCTGGGGCATCGGATGGGGTGACGGTGGCTGCTTCGTCATGTCGTTCGACACGCTGGGGCGCCTGCTCTCCG